GGAATCGATTTAGATTTAATAAAGACTGATTTAGGACAAACAGGATTATATGAGGGTAAAGAAGTTTATTTAGACATTCCATTTGTGGAAAATCAAGACGAACATTTAGTTGAGGCTAAACACAGAGGTAGAAATGTTAAATTAAACAAACCTTTTAGAACACCAGGTGGACCTAAGAAGTTTGCGGTATACGTGAAAACTCCAAAAGGAACTATTAAAAAAGTAACCTTTGGTGACCCGAAATTAAAAGTTAGAAATAATAACAAAGCGGCGGCTAAATCATTTAGAGCTAGACATAAGTGTAGTGAAAAGAAAGATCGTACTAAGGCGGGATATTGGAGTTGTAATATTGCAAGATATCGTAAGGCGTTAGGTATAAAATCCTCTAATCCTTGGTAATATGAAACTTTACGATTTATTTGAAGGTTATTACGACCCACCAGAGTATCCTGATTCCTCGGGTATGGGGTTTTATGATGATGAACTTGATGACGTTGAAGATCAGTTTGATTTATTGTTATGGGATAAGAAAACTGGTTTGTTTATCGTAAGAAACAAACAGACAAAAATTAAATATTTATCTCACACTGATATGGTAGATATTGACTATTATATGGCCGATATGTATCCTGAAGAAGATGAGGATGAAGATGGTCGTTACACATATAATAGATTAGATAAAGACAATGCCGAAATGGTAGAAGAAAGTTTAACTATGTTTGCTACCATAGCAATGGAAGAAGGTGATGTGGGTAAAGACTATGATGAGTGGGAAACAGGGGTTTCTTTAATAGAATATGGTAGAATAATAATTAGAGGACTTTACATTAATGAGAAAGACGTTTTTAACTCATTAATGGACATTATTAAACAAAGTAAAAGAACAAACTTTAAACTTTAATGGGGGATACTTTACCATATAGAGAAATATTATCCGACAACCACAGTACACGAGTGTTTTCAAAAGATATAAATGAATCTGAATTAAAATGGCACTTCGATAACGAAGATCGTGAGGTTACTTTTTTACACGAGAGTGATTGGTCATTTCAAATGGATAATAAATTACCAATTAAAATAACTAAAGGGTTAGTTATTAATATTCCCGAAGGTGAATTCCATAGAGTTATTAAGGGGACGGGTGATTTAAAGGTTAAAATAAGAAAACTTAATAAAACTCGACTTCTACCCCACACTCATTCAACAAAATAAGAGATCGTTCTTGACTTTCTTTCCACTTACCTGAATTTTTAGTAGTACAATGTTTTTTACATACAATCTTTATTACTCCCGATTGTACCAAACCCCTTGCACAGTCCATACATGGTAGTCCTGAAGTTAGATATACTGTGGATTGTTTTAATGATACACCTATTCTCGCTGCATTATATATGGCGTTTCTTTCTGCATGTTCAAACCAAAAGTATTTTTCAGGTCGTTCTTGTCTCTGAACCACATTATCGTTTAGTCCTCTTGGGAATGAGTTATATCCCGTACTTAATATCTCATTATCTTTACCAACAATAACGGCACCTATTTTAGTCTTAATATCTTTAGACTTTTCTTTAACTTGTTCTGCAATACTAACAAAGTAATCTTTCCATATCATAACTTATAATATACAGAAAATATTGCAATAAAAAAAGGGGACCGAATCGATCCCCTTTAATATTAATAGAACTTAAAGATATATTATCTTAAAGTATCTAAGTTGAATGTTTGTAATCCTGCAACGTTGATTACACCGAAGTAACGGTTATTAACCATTTTCTTAGCGTATCTCGTCATGATACCCTTGATCGGTGTAAAGTTGAATGGATTGTACATTGTAGGTGTAAGTTGTAACGGTACGTAAGGTGCGTAAATGTACCCTGCGTCTAACAACGACTTTCCTTTATGTCCAACCAATACTTTACCCGCTGGGAAGTAAGGATCTCTATACACTTGGTATCTTCCTGCTAAAGTACCAACTTTCTCAATACCCATATTGTACTGATCTTGTTCTGCACCTGCGTTAGATACGTGGAAGTACTCTAAGTCATCGAATACAGCTGAAACTTCAGAAGAAACAACGATCCAGTTAGCACCACCTCTAAGTGTAGTTTTATGGATTTGAGCCGATAATTGGTTAATTTTAGTAATTAACGTTTGGTTCCAATCCTTTTGAGTGTATCCTTGTAGTGTTGCGTTTCCGTTTCCACCATATTTCCACTCATTGTAGTCCCATTTAAGGTTCCAAGCTGCACCTTTTCTTAAGTCTCTTAAGATCTCTCTATCAACCTCAGCCGCGATTTGCTCAGATAACAATGCTGTTAACTCAGCCTCAGCGTCGATGTTATGGAAAGCAGATACATCCTGAGCCAATTCAGGAGACCAGCTAGCTCTTAGTTTTCTTTCAGTAACAGAAACTGTTACAGAATCTAAATCGAAAGATACTTCTCCGATTTCATCTTCGAATTCTAATGTAGCGTATTGTCTGTAAGTTCCCGTGAAGTCAGTTGCCAATTCAGATCCTTGTGCGTCAAATTTTGTAAAACCTGACCCTGAATACTGTTCAAGATCTATCTGTAAGTAGATATCTCCATCTTTATCAACGATATCTGGATATTGTCCACCTGCTGCACCTTGTCCTTTACCACCGTACTCAACAATACCACTTCCGTATTTCTGAGTTACAACGTTAAAAGGTAATGCTCCAGTACCAATAGCGGCAGCCGTACCAGCTACTTTGATATCTAATGATGCCAAAAATTCTTCAGTGTCCATTTCGTTACCGTTAGGTCCCGCAAGTTTACCTGATCCTAATTTAGAGAACCCTCCAAACTTAACAATTACACTTGATTGTAATCCTGCTGACATATTATCTGCTAATTCAGGTACACCTTCGTTAAATACTACAATTTTAGCTCCCGCTAACTCTTTTTCTTCATACGAACCTTTTGAGTAATCATACATACCTTCAGCAGCGTCATCACCTTCTTCATAAAATCTATCATAAAGGTTAGTCCCTGTGAAGTCTCCGTTTGCGTCTTGACCTGGTGACTTGTAAGGTGCTGTATGACCTTTAGTACTACCAGTAGTTCTTTCCGCAATTTTAGGTACAAAGTAGAACAATTTACCAATTGGTAAGTTCATAGCTTGTACAGAAACGATATCGTTTGCCAATAATTTAGAGAATACTCTTCTAATGATTGGAAAAACAACTGTTTCGAATGAACCTGATGAGTCAGACACAGCAGCTTCGTTAATTAGATAAGACGCTTGGTTTTCATATAACTGAGCGATGTTATCTTTTTGATGTCCGTTAAGTCCCTCTAAGAAACCTAGGTCATCCCATTTTTTGATGGTATCTTCTTTGATAACTCTTAGGTGTTTTAACCCGATGTTACCAACCATACCTGATTCTAATAATGCTCCCATTTTAAATTTGAGTTTTAGTTTTTTATTTTTATTTTATTATAATTTTGACATTAAATCTTTCATTCTCTTAAACTGTGGACTTTCGTATGCTTTTGTTTCTGAAAGTACTTCTTGAGATGAGGATGATGTCGGAGTTGAAACGATTGATTTTGCAACCGATTCAGTAACATTTTGTTTTGAACCTAATTCACCTTCTATTACTTTATAAGTGGATTTAGATTCTGTTAAAGAAGTGACAGAGTCAAATCTTTTCAAAATATTTAATTTCTCTTGACGAGTTGTCGAATGTTCTGTGAACAATCTTGTAGCGTATGCCAAGTTAGCGTTAAACACAGCAACCTCGTTTAGTTTCTCTTTAAATAAAACTAACGCCTTTTTATATTCACCGTTTTGTTTCTTTAAAGTTTCAACCTCTTCGTTGATTGCACCTGCCTTATATTTAGTCTTAGACTTAATACCGGCTCTGTTAGCACCTCCCTTGTCACCATGTACATTGGATTTTGTTCTTGCAGCTTCGTCGACTTCCTCTTCATGAGATTCTTCCTCTTCAGAGACTTCTTCTTCCATTTCCTCCTCAGATACTTCTGATTCGTCAATTTCTTCTTCAGATACCTCCTCTTCGGAAACTTCTTCTTCAGAGACTTCTTCTTCGGATACGTCTTCTAATTCAATTTCGTAGACAGTGTCATCAGTTTCAGATACTTCTTCTTCAGATACCTCTTCTTCCATATCGGTCTCAGATACTTCTGATTCCTCAACTTCTTCTTCAGATACCTCTTCGTTGTATTCTTCTTCGACTTCACTTTCTTCGTCATCTAATTTGATGATGTATTCGTCGTCTCCGTCTTCGAGTTCAACATTATCACCGTCACGTTTCACAACAATTCCGTCTTCAGGTTTCATTGATTTGAATACCTTTAGGACTTCATCGTCAGATGCGTCGGTCATGTCAAGTACTTCGTCTTCTCCTTCTTCTTCAGAATCAATTGGTAATGAAAAATCTTCGTCCTCATCATCTATTGATAATTCGTCGTCTGATTCGTCTTCACCTTCTTCATCTTCTGCGTCTGGATCAACGTCGTCTGCTGGCTCGTCGTTTATCGAAGTTTCGTCATCATTTCCTTCCTCGTCTTCAATTTCTTGTTCCGAGATTGGCATATCTTGTTCGTCTTCTGTTATAGGAGTTTCGTTACCTTCAACTTCCTCTTGTTCCATAGATTCGTTTAGGACATCGTTTAGTTCTTCCTTCATAGTTGAAGCAAGTATACCTTTTGCGTTTGCCTTTACTGCCTCTTCAAGATCTTGTACTTGAAGCAATGCTTGTTCTAAAATGGATTTTTTACTCATTTGTATATTATAGTTTAATAATAAATACTTGTTAATTAAGAAAAAATTACTTTTGTGATATAGTAATCAAAGAAAAGTTTATTATTTAGATAAGAAACTATTCAGATTACCCATAAGTTTACTCATTCTCTCGTCTACAATAGGTTGTTCTTCAATGGATTCTTCGTACTTTTCTCTATCTCCTGGATCTTGGAATACATAAGCGCCAGGTGTTGATGGGGATGATACTAAATCAAAACAAACCAATTCGAAGTCCTCCTGTACTATATTCTGACCTTTAACCGATTTAAGAGACCCAACTCCCCTTGATGATATACCTAAGGTAACACCGTTCATTAATAACATTGCGGCTTGATCACCTTTAGTACTTACAATACCCGATTTTTTCCAACCAGGTGAAAGAAGTAATTTAATTTTTCCCATAAGAATTTTACCGTCCCACCAAGTCTCGGTGATCGTATGTGAAACTCTATCTAAATCTATAAGTGAAGATGATGGATGATTTAGTTCATTTAATGCTGAACCCTTATCAATTATTTCTTGATACTTTTCCATCTCTCTTTTGAGTAATCTCTCTGGATAGATTCTCCCGTTCTTATTCGGAGTATCATATTTCTGTAGAACAGCGTAAAGGATAATATCTTCAGAGAAATCAATTCCCTTCATTTCTGATATAACACTTTTATTCTCTTTGGGAGAAATAAATCCCGCGTCATATTCTATTAATATTCCTTTACCTGTTTCTTTTGGTCCTAATACTTTCATGTATCTGTAGTTTTATTACTATAAATACATGGAAAACGGACTTATTTTTTCTTTTTGTGGAAATTGTATAATAATTCGTTATCTAAACAAGTATCTA